ACCAGCCCTTATAGGTCTCACGCACTTCCTTGTGCGAGATAAGCTGGTCGAAGAAGGTGTCGCCAACGAATGCGTGGACGTAGCTGAACGGCGAGCCGCCCATCGCAGCGCGGGTTGCGCGGACGATACCTGCGCAAGCCTTGCGAAGGACACCTTCTGCCGGCGAAGCAGCATCCAGGTCGAAGTCGACTTCAGCAGCCTGCGTCACACCGAACTCAGTGAAGAGGTTGAGCGTGGTGTCGTCGGCGTAGGTGACAACGCCCTGAAGCGCGCCGAGGCGGCTGTATTCGTTGGTCACCTCGAGGTCGGACATATTGTCCGCGATCTTGCCGAGGACGACCGACATGACGGTCTCGACGTCGGATTCCAAGCCGAATGCACGAACGTTCTGCACTTCGTCGGCGAGAACAGACCATTCGCGCAGGAAGTGCGGCACGGTCAGGTTCTTCATCGTGCGCTTCTGGCTGTCCTTCACGTCGCCCTTGCCGCCGCGGGGGGTCGGGGGAACGAGTTGGATAGCGTCGCCGATGCGCTCGATGGCAACGGAGGTCGTGGAGACCGGCTTGTCTTCGAAGATGCCGAGCGCTTCGATGCGGCTCGGGCGGTACTGCAGTTCGTTGATGGCGTCAGTCAGGGAAGTGACGCTGAACGCATCACCCTTGAAAACGTTGAGAATGCTCATAGGACACTCCTAATTAGTGTTGTTTGTTTGGCTAGAAGCGTCCGTTAGCGGACGATGATGCCGACGGCGGCAAGCTGCGTGTGCTTTGCGCCAATCTTGGTCGCATCGTTGACCGATGCATCATAGGACAGGGCGTCGCCCTTGACCTGAGCGGCACGCGAGATGACCGCTGCCTTCACGTCCGCGGACGTGGCGTCGACCGCATGAATGAGAACGGCGACGGCGGTCTGTGCGCCGGCAGTTTCGGTCACGGATGCGTTGGTCGACGGCCAGAACTTGCCGCCCGTGGTGATCTTGCCAAGCACAGTGCCCGGCTTCAGGACGCCAGCGCCAGATGCGATGACGACGTTGTCGCGCGCGCGGCCAGCTTCGGCCTCGGAGAGAATGAATTCGCCGGCGTGGCGGCCTTCGGTAAGAATAGTCATGTCAGACCGTCCCTTCGGTTACTTCTTGAAGTTCTTGTTTGCGCGGGCGATAGCCTTGGCCCACGATGCCTTTTCGGCTGCGGCGTCCGGACGGTCGTTACCGCCATTGCCCTGCAGATCGGCGCCAGCGAGGCGCGCGGCTTCATATGCTGCGGCGGCGTCGGCGGCAGTCGCAACCGGCGCCTTGGCGAGCAGCGCCTTGGCCTTCTCAGCGTCCGCGCCATCCGCGTAAAGCGCCTCGGCAAGTGCCTCACGGCCCTTCGCTTCTTCCAGCGACATGATCGCATCGCGGCGCGCGCGGTCAGCCGTCAGCGCGTCAGCCACGGCCTTCGCCTTTTCGGAGTCGAGTTCCGCAAGCTTGGCTTCGGCAGCGGCCTTTTCGGCCTTCAGCGTGGCAAGCTCAGCTTCGAGAGCGTCCGCGCGTTCCTTTTCAGTGGTCATATTGACCTCCCTTTCGTTGGCAGCGGACGCTGCCGCTTGGTTGGTGAGATGCCTGGCGATCGACCAGTCCTTGGCCTTCGCCTGCGCGACGAACCTCTTCGGTGCGTGGGCATATGCGCGGTAATCGTATGCGGCGACGGGCTTGGCCTTTTCTTCGCCGGCATTGTCAGCGAAGCCGGCCGCAACGGCCTCTTCGCCGTCGAACCAGGTCTCCGCCTTCATGATCTCGCGGCATTCGTCAGCGGTCTTGCCGCTGCGCTTCGCGTAGACGCGAGCGTAAGCCTTGGCGTAAGCCTCGAGCTCTTCGATGGTCTTGGCGTGGTCCGCGGAATTGCCGATGGTGATGTTCAGTGGGTCATGAATCATCATGACCGCCCCGTCCGCCATCGTGATTGTGTCGCCCGCCATCGCGATTAGGCTTGCCGCGCTGGCGGCGATGCCTTCGACGATGATGTGGACGTCGCCGGGGTAGGTCGTGAGGGTTGCGTGGATGGCTGCGCCGTCTGCCGCAATCCCGCCACCGCTGTTGAGGTGGACCGTGATGTCGCCATCAAGTCCGGCGAGTGCCGTTACGACCTCGGCGTGCGTGAACCCGTCGTCAAACCAGTCGACGCCGACCGTCCCAGAGAGCGTTAGCTCCTGGCCGTTGACTTGAACTGTCATTTCTTCTTCCTTGGTCAGTATCGACGAAAACCACCGCGCACCGCGAACCGCTTGCGCTTTCCGGAGCAAAGCCCTTCGTGGTAGGCAATGAGTCGCTTCAACTCACCCTTGTCGGCTTGGAAGTAGCGAATCTCGTCTTCGCCGAAGCGAGCCTGCTGAACCCCATCACCAGAGACGATGGCGGTGTAGAGCGTCCGAAGTCGCTCCGCTTCTGCGCAGTGGTCAATTGCCATCAGGTATCCTCCGCATCAGCCGCGGCCCGCCCATTGGACGGCATGGCCGCCCCGAGCGGTCCGCCTCCGCCAACACTCCGCCCGAACGGGATGGGAATGTTCTTGGCTTCCATGTCCTGAATTTCAGCCTCGATCTTCTCGCGCGTCACAGAAGCATCACGCCCCATTAGGGCCGCCTCATCTTCCATCGACGACAGGCCGAGCTCGACGCGCTTGGCGGCAGCCATGGTGGCCTTGTAATCATCGGCCACGGGCTGCGCCGGGCCGGGCCACTCCGCATTGCAGACAAGCTCACGGTTGGCCGCGAATGCCGCGTATCCACCCTTGAACGGTATCTGCCCTGTGCCGATCTTCTCGTCGAGCCAGGCCTCATAGACGCCCTGGCAGAACGGAGCGGCGATGCGCTCGCGACGGCGGGTGACGATGGGCCAGATCGACGACATCGCCATGCGAACCGACGAATAACTCGCGTTGGAGTGATCCATCGCGAAGGATTCGAACGTCACACCAAGCCGTCGGGCCATTTCCCGCTGCAGGTTCTGCGAAAACGGGATGTACTGCGACCCAGGCGTGGCCGCCGTGTGCATGTGGAACTCTTCGCCGGGGCCGAGGTGATTGATTCGTCCGTGGTCCGACATCGAGATGCCGTTTTCCTTCAGCGCAGTGATGCGCTGCTCCCAAACACCCATGAGGTCGCCGGCAAGGTCCGGATCATCATCCTCCAAGATGCGAATTGCCTCAAAGGCAGCCTCGCTCGGCTCCGGCGACTTGATTGTCGCCGCAAAGGCCGTCTGAAGGAGGGCCGTAGTCAGCGTGGCGTCAGCCAGCTGGTCGTATTGAGCCGCAACCTTCAGGACCGGCGCCAATACAGAGATGCCGCGAACGCTATCCGGGTTATCGCCGCGGTCCATGACATGGAGAACGCGCCGCAGTGGGCCACTCCATGCTGGAATATCGACGTCGAAATCCTGGCCGCTGCGGCGGCCAATCATTCGGTAAGCCTTCGGACGCCCGTTCTCATCAAGGAAAATACCTTGATCAAGGCCCAAAAACTCGTTGGTTTCGCGCTTCAGGCGGTGCGGAGCCACGATCGACACCTTCGTGCCGGTCTTGATGCCGTATTTCCTGCGCATCGAAGCGGGCATGAAGTCGATGACGCCGACCCCTTCCCCGCCCGCCAGGTAATAGCGGATGATGCCGTCAAGATCCTCGGCAAGTGTGCGCGTGCCGTTAAGGCTGTATTCCTGCGGACGCCAGACGTGGAGATTCCACTCAGCCTCAACCAGGCGACACCAGTCGGTGCGCTCTTTCGCGTCGTATCCGAGGCGATCGAGGTGCGGCCGTGCGCTCAGTTTCAGTTCATCGCCAATAGTGTCTGTGATGATCTGGTCGACCGCTCCGGCAATCCAGCCGCTGTTGTGAATGAAGTCCCACGCCAGGGCAGACGCGCGCTCCGCGGACTCCCGCACATTGACCGCGCCGTCGCGAGTGACCGCACGGCGCATGGACAAGATGCCGGAACTATTGTCGCGAAGGTATTGCGCCCGCGCCTTCTTTGCCGGGGCGGCAGATGCGCGACCGAGCAGCCTATCAACAAATTTCATCGATAGGCTCCCCAACGTTCACGTTGCCGCCGCTTCGGGCGCTCTTGTTTTTCTTCGACCTTAGCGACGGGCGCCTTGGCCTCCGGCACGTTATCGTTGCTCTCAACCGGCACAGGCTTACGCGGCGGTCTCTTACTCAGTTTGAACGGCAGCGACATGCGTGCCGCAAGCGCGTAGACAAGGCAGTCCCAAGCCTCATTTCGACCACCGACGGCCTTCTTTTCCCACTTGCGCGTCACCTTGCCGCCCGCGTTCCTCGTCACGGCATGTTCAGCCGTGAGTTGGTCAAAGTAGTCAGCGGAAAGGCTGTGATGCTGGTCAGGAAAGTGGATGGCTCGTGGCGTCGGCGCATCCTCATGCGGGACGATCGCCAGACGGGACGAAAGTTCGTCCTTGGCGGTATCGACGCCGATGATGTAGGGCTTGTCGCCTGAGTTCTTGGTCCGACTGGCCGTCTTCGGCCAAATCATCCGCGGCGACGCCGGATTAGGGTTGCCGCGCCCGATAATTGCGTAAATCCGGCGGCGCTTGCGCTCTCGAGCGAACTTATAGACCATATCGGAGTTATGGCCACCGGAGTCGATGCAAACCGCCTGCGGCAGCAACTTGCGACCGTCGTTTGTTTCGCACGGCACGGCCAGAAGCCTGTCGAAATCCTCCCACACCTGAAGGTGCGCCGCGTCGCCGTTAAGCACTTCGTGCCTGGCAACCCACGATTCCTCGTCCCTGCCCCAAGCAACGAACGTCACCTCAAGGCGGCCGGGGTGCGTATCCGCCCCGACCGTGATGAACTGTACGTCCTCCGGCAGATCCTGCCAGCTATACGGCTCGCAACGAGCCTTCAGCGCCTCGGGATCCGCGACGTTGACGACCTCCTGATGCGGGAGACCAAGCGTAAGGTTGATGAAGGACTTCTTGCGGTTTGGATCCTTGTAGACCTCGAGCCATTCCTTGGCGAGATTTCGCCAGGCCGCCTTGGGAAACAAGCTGTAGGCGGTCCAGATATGGAACCCGGCGTGACCGTGAAACGACTTTTCGGCAATCCACTCGCCGTTGTCGATCATGGCCTTCTTCGAGTTCTCCTCGATGCGGCAGCCGCTGGCTTCGCATCTGAAGTAGGCGGTATCAGGAAGGTGGTTGCCCTCCTCATCCTTATCCCACTTGAAGTTTTCCCACTTCAGAACCTGCTTCTCGCCGCAGTGCGGGCACGGCACATGGTAGCGACGCTGATCGCTCTCTTCGAATGACTTTTCGATGCGACTTACCCCCTTGACCAGAGGCGTCGAGCCGAGAATGATTTTGCTGTTCCAGAACGTCTCTGTGCGCTTGATGCCAAGGCTGATCTGATCGCCATCGTCACCAGCGCCCTGCTCAGGGTAGCCATCGACCTCGTCAAATGCGACGATACGCGCCGTCACGCGGCGAAAACCATTCGGGCTATTCGCGCCGATAAACTTGATGGACGCGCCGTTGCGGAACGAGCGAACCGCGAGCGTCTGCTTTGCAGCGCGTTTGGTAAGGTCGCCGACAATCTCAGCCAGGACGGGAGTATCCCGCAGCATCGGCGCAATCTCGCGCTCGCTATAGTCCAGCGCGTCCGGTTCAGTCGGCTGCACGATGATCATCGGCGCCGGATCCTGGTGAATGTGATAGCCGACCATGTGGTCGATCATCTTCGTGTAGCCCACGCGGGCACTCTTCATCACCGTGATTTTCTGAACGGTCGGATCCGTAACGGCATCCATCATGCCGTCCTGGTATCTGAAGGACTCAAACTTGCCTGTGTCGGCGCTGTTTTCGCGCGAGAGATAGGCGTATTCGTTGGCCCACTCACTAAGCGTAAGCTTCGGTGGGGCCTTCAGGGCCTCACTGCGGGCTAGGCGAAGCCTCTTCAGAAGCTGGTCCGAACCGCTTCTGTATCGACTCTCGGACCTTGCCGAAGTCTTCTTCTCCATGGACATCCACCGTCAAAGCCCCCAGAGCTCGCACAACCTCTTTGTCGATGAGCGCCTTGATTTCCTCTGCCGAATTGAGAACGGCAATCGTGGGTGCTACCTTTGAGCCGATGCCCAGCAATCTGTTGCGGACGACGGCGTATTCGCTGGCGACCGCGGCAATGACGTCGTCGATCTCAACGACGAGACCGACCTCGCGGTCGTATTCAAGTTGCTTCAGACGGGCCGCGTAATTCTCTTTGACCTTCTCGGCGTCAGCCTTCGACCAGAGTTCCTGGCCGTCTGCGGACACCAGCCGCAAGGCGGCGTCTTCGAGACTCTGGCTGTCCGCATCGGCGTCCGCATCATAGGCGATCGCGGACACGGGCTGCTCGCCGCTCCTCCAGTCGACATCGAGGTAGCCTGGATCAATGGTGCCGTCGGCAAAAGGCTTGATATGCTCGGTTTTCACCTTGCGGCGGACGACCTTGTCGTCGCATCCCGCGCGCCGGGCGAACTCCCGTATCGAGATGCCGGTGGTCATGTCCGCGGACACCTTTTCAAACTGTGCAATTCGCGAGAAACAGGGCCTTCGCCGCCGCAGTGGGCAAATGCCCAGATAGGGTTCCTATGATGGGGGCGGTGTTGCACATCGGCCACAGTCCATCATATCACGCCCCAATCCCAATGTCAAGCATCAAATCGCGAAAAATCGAACAAAATCGGCATTTTCGATCTTTTTTCTCACTTTATGCGTCAACTGATGCG